ATAATTCTGAAACTAGCGCTAGAGACGCTGCAACAGCAATCTGGCTAGCTGCTAATACAGGGGTACATAAAAATCCTTGGGGAGGCACACATCTTGACCAATGGGCTTGGGGCACCAACGGATGGTATTCGGGTGAGTTAAATGCACAAGACGCTGCCGCTGCTGATTGGCTAAACAACAACAACGGCATATCTCAAAATCCATGGGGAGGAACATACGCATATAAGTGGGCCTGGAATAATCACGGTTGGTATAACACAATGGATGCTGCCTCAGCTGCTTATAATGCGTCATTAGAGGCAGCGGCTAATGCTTGGCTGCTTTCATATGGAGGGGCTGGTTCAGTTAATCAATATCTTGGAGAAGGCCCTCGTTATAGTTTTTGGGCGTGGAACAGCAATGGTTGGTTCGACTCACAGCTAGCCGCTCAAGACGCAGCATCAGCCGCTTGGTTAGCTAGCAACACTGGAGTGCATCAGAATCCATGGGAAGGAACACATAGCGGACAGTGGGCATATAATCATACATGGTATAATTCTGAAACTAGCGCTAGAGACGCTGCGGCAGCAATCTGGTTAGCAGCTAATACAGGAATCAATCAATGGACAGGGGGAGGAACACATAACAACCAGTGGGCCTGGACAAATATATGGTATACCTCTTATGAAGATGCTGTGGCTGCCTACAATGAACCATCGGCAGCTCTTTGGCTGCAGGCCAACACCGGAGTAAACCAATATACTTCAGAAGGGTTGCATTATAATCAGTGGGCATATAATCATACATGGTATAATTCTGAAACTAGCGCTAGAGACGCTGCAACAGCAATCTGGCTAGCTGCTAATACAGGGGTACATAAAAATCCTTGGGGAGGCACACATCTTGACCAATGGGCTTGGGGCACCAACGGATGGTACAACTCTAGTCAAGAGGCAACAACCGCTAGTCAAGATGCTGCGGCAGCTATCTGGCTAGCCAACAATTCTGGTGTACATCAGTGGACTGGTGGCGGAACAAATAATAATAAATATGCTTTTGATCATGCTTTTTATAATATACCTTCAGACGCATATGCTACAGCATGGTTATACAGTATTGACCAGGTCGAACAATGGCTAGGTGGAGGAACATATACCAATAAATGGGCTTGGCCACTGACTCCTGGTACTGCATTATTGTACGGAAACGGATGGTTCAGTAATGCATTAGCCGCTGTGGCCTATGGTTACAATCTTTTTTTAGGGCAGAACGTTGGCATTAACCAGTTTGAAAACCGCACGATTATGTTCATTGATTTTTATTGGGGTGTGTGGGCCTACAATCAAGAAAGGTTCGGACCTGACTGTACTGGATATTTTTGCACGCCTGTTGTGCCGTCAGGATATACAAGGGCTGTAGCTGCCGCAGACGAGGACGCTGCAATTTGGTTAGCTGCTAATACAGGAATTAATCAGTATACTGGTCCAGGGAAAGCGGGGACGCATCAAGATCAGTGGGCATGGGATAACACATGGTATGACTCATTGACTGCAATTTATGACACTAAAGCTGGTATTTGGCTAGCAGCTAACTCAGGAGTTCATCAATGGACAGGTGGAGGCACACATAACAACCAATGGGCTTGGGACACTAATGGTTGGTACAACTCTTATGCAGATGCTAGCTACGATGCGACAGGAATGCAAGCAGTGTGGCTCGCAGCAAATACCGGAATTCACCAGTATACTGATGTAGGCACAAACCACAATAAATGGGCATACAATCGTGCATGGTATTCGTCTTTGTTAGACGCTCAGGATGCTGTTGCAGTAGAGTGGTTACTCAGGAATGCTGACCTACATCAGTATACAGGGGCAGGTACATACCATAATACCTGGTCCTGCGGTTATAGGTTTTTTTCAGATTATTATTACGCCAGCATTAATTGTCCAGGCGACTATCGTGACTGGTATGTCTATTGGTTAACAAGTTCCTATTTTAGCGCAGCAGGCATTACAGTTAACTCAGTATATTATTCAGCATCTACAGGTTACGAAATTCTAGCAGGTCTTTGGTTAGGCTCTAACGCTGGAATTAACCAATACACTGGAGGAGGAGTTTACAATAATCAGTGGGCTTGTGATTCTATTGGGTGGTATAGTTCGTACGCAGCGGCCAACTCTGCTGTTCCAGGGATACAGGCAGCATGGTTAGCCGCTAACACTGGAGTTAATCAGTACACTGGTACAGGCACAAATCACAATCAATGGGCGTACAACCATACGTGGTACGACTCTTATGAGAATGCTGCAGCTGACAGATGGCTAGCAGCTAACTCAGGAGTTCATCAATGGACAGGGGGAGGAACACACGACGGGCAGTTTGCTTGGAATCATGATTGGTTGTAGATTTTCTATAGATACTATCGCCAATAATTGGTATAATACTATGAGAAGGTTATGTTAACTTTTCCAACATACTTAGTTAAACTAGCCAAGTCTTATGAGTTGAAACAACTCATCGAGGCCAAGAAGCTTTCCGACAAAAGAGACTACGGAGGAAAAAACGATATTCTCTCTAGGCTACTGTCTAAAAGTCCAAAGCAATTCAAGGTGGATAGCATCACTAACGAAAAGTATGTGGGACTGACACATAAACCTTCCGGGTTCAAAATACATGCACCCAGAACGCTGGTTCCAATTGGTATAGAAAAGTCTATGACGCAAAAAACAGCAGCACAGGAAAGAGTACGAGTTGTACTTCCTTATAAAGGACAGTATTTGCTGGAGAGATTAAACAACCCTCATTGGCCTGCAAACATAGGTAAGGTCAGACATATTGGAGGAGGAATAGAAAAAGGCGAAACTCCAATACAAGCAGCCACTAGAGAATTAAACGAAGAGATCGGCGCAAAAATAGATCCGAAGCATTTTAAATATCTAGGCAAGCATGACGGGCAGCATTACCTGGAACTTACAGAACACGATATACATCCAGGGAATTATAAGGCTTCAGTTGGCTCGGATCCTATAATAACGCTAGAGCATGCTACGGTGCATGGTCCGGATTATATTGGACCTGACTTAACTCGTCTACGTAATCGATGAGTACAACAATTCTCAAAGCCTCTGCAGTACATAAAGATATATTGGGAGGTAGAAAATATTCTACAAGCTACTATATATCGCACGGGATCAGAGAGTTTTGGGAATGGTTGCAGGCTTTGATGAATCTGCAGCTACAAGAAGCTTCTCTAGAATTTCAGCAAGTTTTGTTTGGTATTGAAATGTGGCTATATCAAGCAACTGGAAAGGATTTTGAGCTGTGGGGTTGTGCGGATGCAGTTCATGAATTTTATGAGCGTAGACACACCTGGCTGGAAATATTCCAGTTGTTCGACCTCGAATTCAAAAGCGAATATCTTGATGGAGGAAGCAACTTCAGGAGACCTGCGAAAATAAAAGCAGCGCTGCAGGCAGCTGGACTGAGCATAAACGACATACATGCGCGAAGCTTGTGTCGAAAATACACAATGCAGGCATTAGCTCTCAAAAGACTATGATCACTGAAAAATTGAACATGTTTTTAGTTAAAATTAAACAGCAGATTTTAGACAACTTGATATTGATTGTGCTGCTGAGTTTTGCGGCTGCTGGAGCACACGGCACAGCTCAAGTTAAAATTGAAATCAAAGATCTTGCTGAGATGAAAGCTCAGTTGAATGACCTCGAAGTCAGGTGTTCCGAAATGGAACGTATGCGTGCGGATATGGACGATCTTCGTTACGCTTTCGCCAAAGCTGTCACACATCGTGCAGCTAAAACCGCTAAGTAACATAAAGCCTGGGAAGCAATTCTCAGGTTTTTTTAGCTATCAACGGATAGAAAATATTTCAGCTTTCAAAATTTGTCAAACACGGACATGTATTTAGGTTTCGGAACAGCTGCAGTAGATAAAAAGGGTGTGTATGTTGTAAAGTCTGGAGGAACATTTACATTCAATTCTGGCTTTGTTTCAACACAGGCAATCAATGTAATAGGTGGCGGAAGCAGTCTTTCATTTACCGCACTTGAAGGCTAGTGTTTTAGCTGTTCGAGAAGACTGCAATAGGCTATGCTATAGGTATGGCAAAACCTAAAACTCCGCAGAAACAGGATACCAGTCCAAAGGTATATCAGAGAGATAAAATTGACTTTGAACTGAAGATAAGAGAGCTCCCCTGGACAGAGAAACAGCAAGCCTTGATTGAGCTGGGAGCCGACAAGAATAGCAGAGTAATATTTCTTTCAGGCCCTGCAGGAAGCTCTAAGACTACCGTAGCTATGCGTATAGGTCTTGAGCTTATGCAGCAGAAAAAAGTGTCTGATATTGTGTTCGTCAGAGCGGCCGTAGAGTCTGCTGATTCCAAACTAGGCTTCCTTCCAGGCGACATCAATGGAAAGTATGAGCCTTACATGGGACCGTTTGAAGATAAGTTGGAAGAGCTTTTACCTGCAGGAGACGTTAAAAGATTAAAGACTGAGAACAGACTTATTTATCAACCTATCAACTTTGTGCGCGGCGCTAGCTGGACAGCTAAGTTCATTGTGATTGATGAATGCCAGAATCTTACAATCAACGAAATCCAAACACTGCTGACTAGAATAGGTAAATTTACCAAAATGATTCTTTGTGCTGATAGCGCACAGAGCGATCTACCTAAGATTAAACAAGGAGGCTTTGAAAAAGCCGCACATGTGTTCAATACTGTAGAGGCTCAACGTTTTGGTATGTACAGTGTGGCTTTCAACAATGACGACATCATGCGCTCAGAGCTGTGCAAGTTCATTGTTAAAACTTTCGAAGATAATACAGCTACACTGCACCCGCCTGTTATGA